GTTTCGGAAACCGCTCTACTACCATTATAGGAACCTGAAATATCTTGTTCATTGTTCATGCAATGACAATTAGAGCAAGTTACTTGCCCATCCAGGTCTAATTGGAATAAATGATCATTCATACTTACATTATAGTATATATGACAGGTACTGTCAAGACCTATCTACCGCCGCACTTTTTTGCACTAAATTTAGTTTATATTACTTCATGTATGTAATGTCTGTAGATATTCTGGTTCCAGCCAAAACCTCATTGACTCTATGAATTACATGTGAATCAAATATGGCTATATTACCAGATGAAGGCTTTATTGTAATGTCCTTTTCATTTTCACTGTTGATGAATCCTGTGTCTTCAGAAATTTCAAAAAATGAATCTTTATCAATAAAAACTAGCTCTCCGCCTTCAAAGTCTGTAGACAGATAAAGAACAATACTTATTTCTGGCACCATAGTTTTCCCATCTTCCGATTCCCAAGAATCAGAATGGTTTCCAATATTTGCACCAAGATCGTATGTTTTAATCCAATATGTCGGTTTGTCCATCATGGCATATTTATCCATATCTATTCCAAAATGCTTACAATATACTTCCATTGCCTTGATCATGACTGGGTGAATTTTTGCAAATATTTGATTAGATATCTCTAAAGCTTTGTAGTGTGGATCTGCTTCATATGATATTACAACGTGAGAGCCAAGCCTGCTGGAGCCCTGTTTTAATTCCTCTGACTTAGAAAGATCTAGTATATAGTCGATGTCTTCTTGAGATATACAATTACCCAGATAAAGACCATAATCTTTTATTTCATTAATTATATGCATTATTGTGATCTATATATATCTTCAGATGGAAACTCTATATCAGAACTAATATTAATAAATTTACATATTTTGCTGCTGATTTCTGGATCAGTAAGCTCGACCTCTAAATAGTTTTTTTTGTCTTTAAAAAAAGCATTTACTTTATTTAAATGTATTTCTCTTATTGTTAAAAGCTCATTTTCTGTTAAATCTTGAATTTTTGTTTTTCCAGTATTTAAATAAAAATTGCAATATGCTTCCTCAAAAATATAAGGATCGTGTGAATGAGCCCACTTGCCACTTATTTTTTGCATTGATAAAATCCATTCTTTAGCAGGCCTAGTTATATTAATATATTTTGCTTCGGGAAATCTTTCATACAATTTATCAAATATTAAACAAGTTGGTATATCTGAATACACGTCTGTTTCTGGCAAGGAATTAAAATGTTCTTCTATCCCATAAGAATTTTCTTCAAATGAACCAGGTTTTACTTTTTTAAAATCATAAAAATGTGTTGTGCTAAACCCAAGTCCCTGCATAAATTGATTAAAAGATTGTGTTCCATTTCTACCTAAACCTACACAAAGTATTTTCATATATGTCTCCATAATAAATCTTTTATTTTTATCATTATAAGTCTTCCTTATCTATATCTTCTTTCATATCAAGATTGCCTAATAGATCTAAGTCTATGTAGGCTTCAAGGTTATCTAGTATTCCCATTAAGAGTTCCTAGGGATTAGTGTTTGAGGGCCTTCTGTGCCGAATAGAGACTTTTTTACTGGTACGCAATTAGGAACCCTCTTGCCGTTCTTATCCTTCATTCCCACCTGCTTGTAGCCTCTCCAGCAAGCTTTCTCTATGTTATCCCAGTTGTCTTCTTCTTCGTTATCTGATTCGTAAGACTTTGATATTTCTTCATCTGTAAGATCTTCTGATTTAGGGTCTATTGATTTTAACAAGCTATCTTGTAGCATATCCTTGATGTCTTCTACAATTTTATTTAGTTCCATAGTCTTAGTATACCATTCCTTTATTTTCTGTTCTTATGATTCTTTTTATCTGATAGCAACAGTCAGGGCATTCTCCTATATGAAGCCATTTGCCTAATTCTAGGACTACTATTTCATTTATCTTTCCGACCACATTCTTTTTGCATATAATACAATATGCGCTTACATTTTTAGGCCACATCTAATGGGTTCTTGTAATTATTTTCTACTCCATGCTTTATGTTACCTAAATTGCCTGGAAGGTAAGCTGGGTTTAACCAAAACTTTGAGCCATCAGACCCATACCCGTTCTTTGCAACAGACAAAGCATCTGGCCTTTTATTTTTAAAAAAATAACCAGATATCATATATCTTTCGCCATCTTCAAGCAAAAGTATTTCGTGATGTTCGTTTCCAGGAAATATTAGAAGAGATCCTTTGGTGGGAGTAAATTTAATATCTTGATCTTTAAAAAATAATTCTCCACCAATGTAATTATCATTTAAATATAAAATAACAGTAAATCCTCCGCCATATGCCCTGTGAACAGAATCTTCATGATATGGCATTGTTGTACCAGGTTTATATTTTCTAAACAAGATATTTGCTTTTTTGTCATAGGACATGTATTCGCCATCAATTTTTGGTTCTACAAGAGAAATATCTAGGTTTTCTAAAGGAATGCTTAGGTTATTTTTTATAAGATAGTCGCTAAGACAGTTATTATATATATCTAAAACTTTATTATATACATTTAAGTTACTTGGCTCTGGAAATATGTATAGTGTATCTCCTTTTACATTATGACCTTCCGTATAAGAAATCCACTCTCCATTAGCATTTATTAATTGCTTTAATAAATCATCTACATCTATGCCCTCATAAGCCCATATGCTTTCGTTTAGCTTATTTACAGAATTATATTTATTCATACCTATATTATATCATTTTGTTAATTTAAAGCTTATTTTCTAAATTATCAGATTCCCTCAACCATTGATCTTCCCATAAACCCATGAGAGATTTGTTGCCAATATCGTCAAAATAGTAGCGTTTCTTTTCTGGATTGTACGTCCATCCATACCAAGTGTCGCCCTCAGACCAAGTTAAATTAGTTGGCTCTTCATTTTCCTTGACTATTTCCGAAATTGCTTCTCTAAGGCGCCTAGGACGCATAAGGTATTTTTCTACTAAAGTTTTAATCATTATTTAAGATAAAATATTTTCTATAAATCCATCAATTTGTTCTGGAGTTGTTTGTGGCCCCATAGATCTAAATTGATCATCAATAAGAAACTTAGTAAAGTTCCATGGCACTTCATCAAAATCTGCCTGCGAGACTAAATATTTAAATAGCGGGTGTGCATCTGGGCCATTAACATCAATTTTTGTAGACATCAAAAAATCTACCCCGTATGTTGTGCTACAAAATTCTTTAATGTCTTCGTCTGATCCTGGTTCTTGTCCGCCAAACTGATTACATGGGAATCCGATTAAAACCAAACCCTTGTCTGCATATTTCTTGTGCAGTGCTTGAAGCCCCTCGTATTGAGGTGTCATTCCACATCGGCTAGCAACATTAACAAGAAGCAATAACTTTCCCTTAAACTGTCCTAAATCTATTTCATTACCATTGTTATCTGTAAAGCTATAATCAAATGCTGACATGTTAATCCTTTCAGGTAAAAGCAGAATCGCTTTATGTATTAATAATACTATTTTGTAAGGTATTTGTCAAGGGTGTATCTATCTGAATCCATTATAATTTCATAATAAAGCATGTCTGGTATACTATGTCCCGCCTTTAAATGATCCTCTATGTGTATAAATAAATGCTCGTCGTCTTTTATTATCTCAGAATCCTCAGACAACAAGCAGGCTGCACAATAAACATAACCCTCTACATGCGAATATATGTATATATCGCTGTCAAAGAACCTGCTGTAAGCCATTTTATCCCATGTACTTTAAATGGAAATGCTTATCACACACGTCTATAGGCTTACCAGTTTTTGGTTCTGGTTCTGAATATTTACTGTCTTGTGGACAATAAAAGCATGGAGGTATGTTGTTGTTCATATATATATTATACCAGATTAAAGGGTTACTTCAATTAGCTTAGCGCACCTATTACATGTGTCATAGGATTTACCAGTAAATGGGCATGCGCCAGCTTTAATTAAAATATGACCTTTAATTAAACAAATTATTTTTTTAATCATTATTTTTGCCTAAAAGCATATCCACCATATTATTTAAATCTGATACGCTATAGTCGTTATCAATTATGTGATCAAAGCCATAATCATCTAAGTCAATTTCTGATGAATGATTTGTGACTGGACCAATTCCATGTCTATTAATTCTCCACACCTGTCCGCCAGATTTTTTAATAGCGTCTGCTTCATTTTTAAAACGTACATCACTAATAACGGCCTTATCTACATCAATTTTATTTAATGCAAGATCTACCCAAAAATTTGCTCCAAACATATCTCTTCCGACTTCTGTTCCAAACACTTGAAGCAATCTACGTATTTCAGGATAAGACTCTTTTGCTTTGTCTAATCCGTATGTGTCTACTAAATTTTTGTATTTGAAAGGGCCTATGCCGTCTAAACCAACAATTGGATTCAATATATACATTGCTTCTTTCATAGGTGCAGCAAAAGAATAGCGAACAAATCCGTGATTGTTAACTAAACGGTCAGCAGCAGTATCTTTGCCAGACCTAGCATAACCAGATAAACCAATTATCATTTGCTACTGCCCTTTTCTTTAAAAACAAACTTTTGAATAACTATTCTTTCTCCACTAATATAATTTAAAACCTCGTGATTTGACTCAGACGGAAAAATAATTAGGTCTCCGCTTTTTGGCTCTAAAAGAAAGTTAGAATCTGGAAATTCTAAATTTCCGCCTTCACATTCATGAGACAAATAAAATATAGCTGTTAAAAATGGTTGCTCAAATTCTATACCAGTTAATGATACATCTGCTATATGATCATTGTGTAGTGGCATTCCTCTTTCTGGAACAGTCCAGCCAATTAGAATCCAATCTGAGAACCCATATTTTTCTTCAGGGTCTAATCCATACTCTTTAACATATTCTTCTAGGCACGGCGCAAAGTCTTCATCTAATTTATTGTTAGATGGCATAGTTTTGTCCATTACCATCCTGTAGCCAGTGTGATGCTCAATTAACAAATCTTTTCTCTTATTATATTCGCCAAGTATATCTTCTTTTAATTTAGGCAAATCTTTAGAAACATTTCCCCACACCATTATTCTATCAGAACGATTAGATATCATTATTTAATTCCGTCCCATGTTCCTATTTTAGTTGTTTCTATTCCATTTTCTTTCCATAATTCAATTATACTTGGGTTATCGTCTACTGCATGCTTTACATCCCAATATACATTTACATACTCTAAAATATCTTTTTTTACTGCGTAATCTTCTCTGTAGTCCTCGTTTTGCCTCATAAATAAAGCATCGTGTGTCAAATTGTTATTTTTTAGCCACCTAGAAGTCAAGTTTCTATACTTTTCTTTTCTGGCGGTTACTATAATTATATCAAAATCTTTACGGGCTTCCAATAACATATTAACAACATCTTTATGTGGCTCACAATTAATAGACTCTTTATGAAATTCATCGTAATTTCTTTTAAAAGAATCAGTTGATCTATCCTGATTTAATATTATACTTAATATTGGGTCTACGTTTACAAGCGTTCCATCAACATCAAATATCCAGGCTGGTCTTTTTATCATATAATACATTATCTCATTTCTGACAGGTTTAGTCAATAAGTGTGGGGGCAGTTTATAGTCATGCCTAGGACCTATTGCAGCTACAAAGTTATTTAATCTTTGATTTTAACTTACTATTAGCCTGCTTAAATCCTAGGCCATATGACCCTAGCATTAATAGAGCAATTGCTGAGGAATGCAATAAATAAAAGAAGGATGTTCTCACTTTTTCCCTTTCTTTATATCAAATCTATCAAGATCCATAACCTTTGACCATGCATTAGCAAAGTCTAAGAAGAACTTATCTCTTGCATCATTTGACGCATATACTTCTGCAATTGCACGTAGCTCTGAGTTAGACGCAATAATAAGATCAATGCGGGGGACGTTAGTTGCCTCACTAGCATTAGTGTAAGAAAGCAACTTAGCTAAATAGGTGTTGTCTAAGTTATTTTTATTTAGCATTCTAATTCCAGATAGTAGTAATACAAGCTCTACTGGATTTAGGTTTAATAGGTTGGCTTTTTCTACTAATAATACTTCTTCTGGGGCAGTAACTCTCCAATTAATGTAGTTACGGAAGCCATCAAATTGTGGCTCAAGTACTGAAAATGAATCAACGTCTGTCTGATCTTGAGATGCATCTGTTCTACCCTGTGTAAATGGAACAGATAACTTAATCCCCGCTTGCTCTGCTGATTTTTCAATAGCAGCACATCCTCCAAGCACAATTAAGTCTGCCATAGACATTTCTGTTTTAATAGATTCCAATACTGCAAGTACTTTACTAATTGTGGCAGTATCATTTACATCCCAAGATATCTGTGGTTGTAATCGAATTCTCGCACCATTTGCTCCGCCTCTTTTATCTGTTTTTCTAAACGTAGAAGCAGAGGCCCATGCAGTATTTACTAGATCTGAAATAGATAATCCTGAATCTAATATTTGTTTCTTTATCTTTTTAATATTTTTATCAGAAATTGTTTTTCTTTTTACTAATGGAACTGGGTCTTGCCATATTAATATTTCTGAAGGAACTTCTTTGCCAAGATATCTTGAAACTGGACCCATATCTCTATGAGTTAATTTAAACCATGCACGAGCAAATACATCCGAGAAGTATTCAAAGTCTTTAAGAAATCTAATAGATATCTTGTTATACTCTGGATCAAATTTTAATGCTAGGTCTGCTGTAGTCATCATAGGTGCATGAAATTTACCATCTAGATGTGCGTCTGGAACTAAATTAGCAGCAGATTCATTTGTAGGAATCCATTGTGTTGCACCAGCAGGACTTTTTGTTTGTTTCCAATCATATGTAAACAATAACTCAAGATATGAGTTATCCCATCGAGTTGGTGTTGGGCTCCATGCGCCCTCTATACCACTCGTGATTGTATCTTCTGCGTTGCCTTTACCGAATGAGTTCTTCCATCCAAGTCCCATTTCTTCTATCGGTGCCTGCTCTGGGTTTGGGCCAACATTAGCTGGATTACCAGCTCCGTGTGCTTTACCAAATGCATGTCCACCTGCAATTAGCGCAACAGTCTCTTCGTCATTCATTGCCATACGAGCAAACGTTTCACGAATGTCTCTTGCAGAAAGAATTGGGTCTGGATTACCGTTAGGGCCTTCGGGGTTAACATAAATTAATCCCATTTGAACAGCAGCCAATGGGTTTTCTAGTTCACGATCACCGCTATATCTATTGTCTGCTAACCATTCTTTTTCATTACCCCAGTATGTATCATCTGATTCCCAAACATCTTCACGTCCGCCAGCGAAACCAAATGTATTGAAGCCCATGTTTTCAAGAGAAACGTTACCTGCAAGTATCATTAAGTCTGCCCAAGAAATCTTTTTGCCATACTTTTGCTTGATAGGCCATAGTAAACGGCGAGCTTTATCTAAGTTACCATTATCTGGCCACGAATTTTGTGGTGCAAATCTATGCAAGCCTTCTCCAGAACCACCACGTCCATCTGATGTTCTGTAGGTTCCTGCTGAGTGCCAAGCCATGCGAATAAAAAATGGTCCGTAATTGCCATAGTCTGCTGGCCACCAATCTTGCGATGTAGTTAAAAGATTATTAATGTCATCCTTAACTTCATCAAGATCTAGGCTTTCAAATTCTTTAGCATAATCAAAATCTGTCGACATTGGGTTAGACTTTTCTGAATGTTTTCTTAATCCTGATAAATTTAATCTATTGGGCCACCAGTATTCATTTGTTGTTGCTTCTGGCTTTGATGAATGTCCAGTTACGGGACATTTTTCTTCACTCATTTTATATTCCTTTGTCTAGGGTAAAACTTTTCTGCTGCCTCACCTGGCCTCGATCCAGGGACACCCGCATTAACAGTGCGGTGCTCTACCAGCTGAGCTATAAGGCAAATCTATTAATAGTATAGTATTTTTTTGCAATAAAGTCAAGGGGTGTGTCTGTTTTTTAGTCTTACCCATTTGCCATATGCATTTGGCTCTTTGCTGCCTATGTACTCTTGTCCAGTTTCTAAGTCAATTAGTAACCATTTACCAGGAGCCTTAGTATGAATAGTTAAATCTGTTGCTTCATCGTATTCAGGGACCTCAACACCCTGATACATTCTAGGCAGAAATGTATATGCGTTATCTAAAAGCTTTCTAACTTTTTTATGATTCCAATGCATATTTAATGTCATTCCATAGGTCTTCTGGGTCTTCGCAACCAACTGAAAATCTAATTAAATTTTCTGGAATCAGTTTACTTTCGAGGGGCCACCTTCTTCTTCTTTCCCATAGGGATTCTACGCTTCCAAGACTTGTTGCATTAGATATAATTCTGGAAGATGAGCATATTCTGTCTGCACCCTCTGAATCAGTATTTACCTCAAATGATATCATAGCGCCAAATCCAGGATAATAAATTTTAGAAACCATCGGATGATCTGAAATTCTTTTTATTAATTTCTTTGCATTATCTTGGGCTTTTTCAAACCTTACTGGGAATGTTCTTATTCCTCTTAAAGCTAAATAAGCATCAAATGATTGAATTATAGTTCCACTTATTTTTCTTGAAAATTCTATTTTGTCAAACAAATCAGTGTTATTGCTTGATATTGATCCACATAAAACGTCGCTGTGTCCAGCCAAATATTTAGTCACAGAATTCATGGAAATATCTGCACCCATTTTAAGGGGGTTTTGAAGTAGTGGTGTAGCGAAGGTATTGTCTACGCCTACGATAGTGTCCTGAGCCTTGCAGGCCCTTATTAGAGTACTTATGTCAGCCACGTCTAGTCTGGGATTTGTAGGACTTTCTATCCAAAGCATGTACGCTCCATCTAATTCCGATAAAACTTCAGCCGTATTCGATATATCTACAAACTTTGCAATTAATTTTCCTTGATCTTGCATTTGATTTAAGGTTGCATTTACCCCAGCGTATCCCTGGTTAGATGCAATTATTTTTGATCCCAGCGGGATATTATCAAAGACTGCTTTTATGGCAGACATTCCAGAATTAAATACTAAAGTTTTGCCGCCCTCTAGTTTTCCTATTACTTCTTCTAATGAAGATGCTGTATCGTTGCCGTACCTTGCATACCCTATATCACCGCCAGCATGGTAGGTAGAGTTTAATGATATTGGAGTATTGATTGGGCCATCGCTGCCTGGCTTTGGTCTACCACTTAAAACTGAAATCGTGTACGGGCTTGTCATATTACATCCTAATGTTTAAATAAAAGGTAGATCTATAATTTTATCTACGGAATCATCAATTGTGGGGGCATGTTCTTTAGAGCATGCCCCACAACTTTTACACATTATATCTTTTTTCTACCAGTCCTCTTTGGAGGCCTTGGATTTGTATTTAGCTCACGACGTATGCCATGTCTATTTATGTCTGTCTTGAGACCTTGACGTGGCTGCTTGCGTGTAGCTGAACTACTCGTAACGGCCCCTGCAGCTGCACCATTAGGTGGTGGAGTCGTGCCAGTGCCATCTTCTTTTTTAAAGTCACTCATTGTGTTAAGCCTGAGTCACCATCTCTTGAAGTGTCTGTAATTGTAACTGGAACAATACCAGTTGTACTTCCTACTGATTCACATCCGCATTCAACGCACATTATTTACAGTTCTCGCAATCTTTAACTGCACAAGGGGATTGTCCTCTTGTGTCTCTTGTACATGCTGTAGCAGATCTAACTACTGATGCAACAGCCGCTGCAACTGTAGGTGCCACTACTTCTTCTTTATCAAATATTGACAATTTACTTTCCGCCCTGGCCTACGCCTGAACTGTCTTGTGTTGACTTGTCTGCTGCTGGGAAAGCTGCTGCAGGTGCTGTGCCTGTTGGATTTAGATCAAGGCTGTTTGTTGCTCCTGGCTTTACTTCGTTAAATCCTGTTAAGTTAATTCCGTCTGACATTTTGTACTCCTATAGGTTATTTATTTAAGTAGTTCTAGAAATCTACTCATTGGTCTATTATACCATCTGGTTGATTAGAATCTGAATCCTCATCCCTTTTATTACCTAGTCCTATATGATCTGCACATCCACATAACCAACACATTAGTCGCCCCAAATGGCCGCAGAGCAGCTTCTACACATATTAGAGTAGCTATTTTCAACCATGTCAGACCTATTTTTGCTATGCCATATTTCTTTTATTGAAGTATTAAATGCATTTCCATATACTGTTTCAAAATCGTAATCGGCGCAGCATATAAATAGATCCCCATTGGGGTTTATGTGTATCCACTCATTAGTTCTACTTCTTACCTCTATCCCGCCAGAACATCCTATAACACGACTACCTTTAGGCATTAAATATTTTTCTATAGCTGGACCCTGAGTCATTATTTTATATGTTTCTAGGTGCGCTGCTCTATCATATAAATGATGAGCTGTACTTATGCTCAAGGTTGGAAAAATTTCTTTAAATCTGTCATGCTCTTTTTTTAAATCTCCTGTTTGAACATCTAAATCTAATTTTGGTGCATTTTCAAGAAGATCTAGCCATCCACCATTTTTAGTTAAAGACAAATCGTTAATGCCATTAATCATCAGATGGATAAAGATTGGTTTATCTAGTTTATTGTTTTCTTCTATAAAATATTTTACATTTTCTATAACTTTTGGAAATAATTTGACATTCATTTTAACGTATTTAGACCAGGTATCGGCTTCAGATGACGGTATGTTTAATAATATTCCATCAATAGAATCCCTGTGCTTTATTAAAATCTCAGTTTTAGATTTAGTTAAATTAACTCCATTAGTAAGTATATTTGTTTTAAAATTATATTTTGAATATAGATCCATCATGGCATCAAATTCTTTATATAAAAGAACTTCGTTGTAATTAGCTGAATATACCATTTTTAATTCTGGATCTACAAAATCGCCCTTTCCATCAGTTAATTGAATAAATATATTTTCTATTTCTGACAATGGCATGTCTCTTATTGCAGATTTTGGATTACCAGCATACGCAACTGGACAAAACCAGCATGCTGAATTACACAAACCGTTAACATCGAGCTGTACTGCCTTTATCATATATTTATTCATTACACCTTATACAATTCTTGATAACAATCTGCACACATATCTATTATGCCAGACTCAGGTAAACTTCCTATTCTGGATGCCTTACCCTTACAATCTTTTATTTCACATAACCCATTAAGCATATATTATTTTAATTTACTCCCAAACTTGGCCCATGCTCTTTCATGAATGAAGTATCCCACCATTTCGCATGCAGTGTACACAATTGCAAATGCTCCAGCATACTCCCAGTGGGCTTCTCCAGTTATAATTTTTTCAAAAAAATACACCATCGTGCCAACAAATCCGATATGCACGGCTGGCCATGTAATTGATTTGTATAGACTTCTTTTATTTGATTCCATTTTGTTCTCCTATAATTTCTTTAATTAAGTAATGTATTGATGAAGCATTACTGTCTTCTGGATGAGCACTAACTAATAAATCAGTGGCCCCCAAATCTTTTAATTGGTTTAGTTGTTTTTTTACGCTATCCTTATTGCCATATATTGTCCATTGTTCAGACCCTTTGTTTTTAGAAAACATGTCCTTCATATCTAATTCTGAATCATTTATTATTATACTAATTGCTAGCATTTGTTTTTTATTTTTTATAAAATTAGGATCTTCGTATGACTGCTTGTGCATGTTTAGCATAGCAAGGTGTGTGGCGCCATACTTTTCGGCCATGAGTCTTGTCTCATTTGAATGACCGCCCATAACTATTTCTGAAACCGTATTACCAGCTAGGGTATTAAATTTTAAAATCCATTCATCTGTATATTTTAATCTTTTTTCTGGAGTATTTAGATCTTTACCAAACCATATTATGTCTTCTACCGAAGTTTCTTCTTCGTGCAAATCTCCAGATACAATATTGAGCATAAGCCTGTTTGGCGATATATTATAAAAAGCTTTGCATATCATTGCACAATATTCTGGACTAATGGCGTATGTTCTAATTGCAGGCATATACTTAAATTTATGATTTAAGTCTAAAACTCTAGCAGCTTTAATCCAATTGTCATCAATTTTTGAGTGGTATACAAGAAGCATAGACTCATATCCAAACTCGTCTACTATATTTGAAATTGTATTAAGATGTCCAATGCTAGTATCTCCGCCTCTTTCCATCCAGTGAAATCTCATATCTTAATTCTATCATTTAAATGATAAAGGGGCAAGGCTTACGCCCTGCCCCTTTTAATTAAATTAATTACTTAATCCAATTAACCTTTAGCTTAGGAAACTTTGCGTTCCACTTTTTAGCCAAAGCATTGAACTTTGTCTTTAGATCTGCAATAGTCTTTTTTAGGGCTTCGTTCTCTGCCTTTAAAGTTGCTGTTGCTGAATCTGATGAAGCCTTTGCATCTGCAAGCGCCTTATCTGATGCAATCTTGTCTGCTGCACGAGCCGCTCTTTCTGCTGCCAAAGCTGCGTTAACTACCGCAAGCTCTGATACAACATCACGTACTACAATTGTAGCGCTTACAGAACCTATTGGTGCTGCTAAGCCTGTTACGGCTGTTGCTACTGTTGCATATGCAACTACTGTTACTGAACCAGTAGCAGGCATTGTTACTGTCTGCTCTTTTGTTCCAAGTGTTGCTGTTGCTGAATCAGTTGTTAGTGCTGTTGATAGCGCTGTTCCAGAGCTTGAAACCAAAGTATTAATTGTGGCTCCACTCTTTAGATTTCCAAATACATCGTATCCAGATACCTTAAGAACTTGTGACGTACCTGCTGCTGCTGATGATGGAGCAGACAAAGTAATTGAGTTCAAAGCACCTGCGGTACCTTGTACATAATAAACTGTTGTTGTTCCTGCACGAGTAATAGATACCGAACCTACTGCTGTACTTTTAGTATATACATAAAAGTCTGCCGCTGTTCCAGTTCCTGTTGCAATTGATAGTGTGGATGTTCCAGATGATGCTGTTACTGCTGAACCAGTTGCTGCAAGAGCAGGTACAATAGTTGCATTTACTGCAACTGCTGTTACTACTGTTCCAGTGTCTACTGATGTCACAGCAATCTTTAATGCATCTGCTGCATCTACGCTGTTATCTGCTGGTACTGGTAGTGATACAGGAGTTGTTACTACTGTTCCACCCGTTGCTGCAGATCCCGCCACTGTTAATGTGACAGTTCCAGCGTTAGCGTTAGCTGCTGGCGTTACAAGCATTGTGCTAGTCAGGGCTGCAGCGATGATTAGCGATATTTTCTTAAATGAGTTCATTTATTTTATTCTCCTTATTTCTTCTGCATTATTTAAATACAGAAATTTGTGACATGTTCACACTATATAAGACGTTTTTCTTTATCAAATGTCGCTATCTAGTGTAATTCATGTAATTTTACGTGGAATGAACATGGATCTCCACCTTCATCCCAATCGATCATTTCGGCATCTGATAGTGGTGGGCCTTCGTGTGTATCGCAAAATATTTCTGATACCCATCCTCGATCATAACCATTCTTAAGCCATATTTGAAACTCTAAATGGCTAGAATCTTCCGAATCAAACTCTAAATCCATTCTGATAACTCCTCAAGTAACACGTGCTTTGGCTTAGCCCCCGTTATTGTCTTGACTGGTTTACCATAGCTAAATAGTATCATGGTTGGGATAGTCTGTACGTTAAATTCATCTGATTTTAATGGATTCTCATCAACATTTAACTTTCCAACCCAGAGCCCGCACTCATTTGATATCTCATCTAGTATTGGAGATACCTTTTTACATGGCCCACACCATTCAGCCCAAAAGTCGATAAGAACTAGGTTGTGAGCTTCAAGAACCTTATCAAAACTTTGGTCTGTTACTATCATTTGTCTTTAAGTTCCTCTGCTGCTGCGTTAAATCTATTCATAAAGTCTTGTATTACAAATAGAGTTGTTTCGTGTGCATTCTTTGACATTGCAGTAAAAGCATGTTGATTTTTTTCATCTTCAGGCATTGCTGAGACCCATTTTTTATATAGGCCTTCAGCAACCTCTCCGACAATCTCATCCATTACTGTTAATTCAGCCATTAAGCTTTGCCAGCCAAATTGCTTTGGTTGCAGCCAATTTATCTGTTGCTGCTTTAACTGATGCGTCATATTCGGCTTGTGCTGCTGCAATTGCAGCATTAGCATCTGCCTGCAATTTTGCACGAAGTTCTGCTTTAGCTTTAGCGTCCGCTGCTACTTTTGCTGCTAGCGCATCTGCATCTGCTTTAGCTTTAGCCTCTGCTGCTGCTTTATTATCAATAACTGTTGGAGTATTAGTATTTACTACTGGATCTAAGCTTAAAAGCTTAATATGAGTTCCTTGTCTACCAACAGTCTTTTTTGAAAATGTTTTTAATTTATCAATAAGAGGTTGTCCAGATAAATTAAATTTTACTGTCGCTTCTAGGTATTTCATTGCTGCAATTTGTGTAGATGCAGAAGTTCCAGCAACGTTTTTCATTACGTTCTTTGGCCCTGCAGCAGTTAAGTTTCCTAAAGCAAAGAAATCTAGCAACGATGAATCGTTGTTACTATAAGTAGTAATTTCATTAACTTGATCTACAGCGCCTACGGAAACTACGTCTGGGATGCATGAAGGCCAATCAATTCTTGTATAAGATCTGCTATTTCCTACTGCAGAAAATACTGGAATGTTAACATTTAGCAAATCCTTAATAGCGGATTCGGTTCTAGGAAAAACTGGACAATATGAAGTTCCTACTGGACCCAACAGTCCAGATGATCCCTGTGATATAGACACTGCCTTTATATTATACTTAGAAGCATTATCTTTTATCCAAAGAAGTGCTGCGGATATAGTAGACTCACCAGTTGGTTGTCGCATTCCTACTGCACTATTTGCAATAATTTTAATAAAAAGAACTTTTGCATTTGGGTTATTTTTTAATGCAATGTCGGTCATCATTGTGCCGTGATCGAATCCATTTTTACTAATAAACTCTGGTGACATTGAAGCTGCACCAGGACCTTCTTGAAAATTTGTTCCATTTGGACACAGGGACCATTCAAGAATACAAACTTCTCCTACAATTTTATCTTTAAATTGTGGAAGAGATGTATCGATTCCAGTATCAAGAATTGCTAGAACAGGTGCGTTTGCACCAGATGCCTGTGAAATTGCTACAGGAGATAGTAGTGATAAAGTAAGTACCGCCGTTATTAGTTTATTTTTCATATCTTAATTATACTAAATAAAAGCTGGTTGTCAAGACTTGTTTTTATACCATTTTCCAGCGTCTAAATCAGACTTTTTATTGTTTTTATCCATAATATCGTTAACTAATGATATTAAGGTTTGGGTCATTATGCTTAGCTCATCTACTCTAAACTCTAAATCTTTAATTTTTTTAGATTTCCTCATGATTAGCCTTATCTATTGGTGTTGGTGCGGTGGCAAAGCTGCCGCACATTAGACATTCCATGTCTAAAAAGTAATTGGATATTTCATAGTCTACAAATGAAACCTTAAGTAGCCATACTTGTGATCCACATGGGCAAACATGTGTGGGTGTGCCTCTTAAATCCATTGCCTTATCATAATCAACTGGTGGAATATATCTTGGATCTTTTTTTTCTATCTCGGTTATAGCATCTTGCACCGCTTCTTCATATTTATCTATGTAGTATATGCCAACCTTAAACCTTTTTGCAAAGATTCTTAGGAAAAAACTCAATAAGATTACCGATATTGTAGCCGATATTATGAGAGCAATCTTCATGTGATTATTATACCTTAAACCTGAATGTATGTATAGGGTCCTGCTACGCACATATTAAACTCAGTTGCCGCTTCTAAAGCAGCCTTGAGTCTAAGTCTAGGGTTTCTCTGTTTCTTTGTTGCATGCAAGGCTCCAAGTGCTATCGCCCCACCACTTCCTTCTGCCATGTAGTTTACAACATTTTCTCCCACATGAAAGTCTTCATCAATTGTAAAAAGTCTACCGCATACGCCAACCATAAAAACTCCCCCGCTATCACCATCATTTTCGCTAGATGTACCATAGCTTCCATATCCATTTTCTTTAAAGGCATCTTTAATAGAATCAATAAACTTGGTTCTCATAAATTTATCTAATCCAGAATTAGTTTTTGTTGGGGTATATTTTGGTGGGGCCCATGAGTATTGAAGAATTTGACCCATTCTAAATGAATCAGTAAATGCTATTCCATATTGCCCCACCTTAAAACACTTCGGTTCTTTTCTGGCAAGGATCATTCCGCTTTTATCATCTGATGCGGCATGGTCGGAAGCCATATACACGGTTCCATTTTGGGCAATAGCTACTATACAGGTCATGCTTTCAGTATACTATTTTTAAAATTATTTGTCTATTTGGGGCCTATCTTCAGCGTCAAAATGGATACCAATATGCTCTAATTTACTTAGTGATTGCTCTAGGTCAGACTTTACATGAATTAATTCTTGCAGGGCATCGTAGTATTTTTGTTTCCATTCATCTAAATCTCTTTCTAGTTTATATAATTTTATTTGTAAATCTTTAAGTTCAATCAAAAGGCCATCGTGTTGTTTTTCCGCCAACCGAACTAATTCTTTTTTCTTTGCTTGCCTATAATTAAAAAATACGCCTATTAATCCACTACAAAGTGCGGCAGATATGGTTATTATTAATTGGGTAAGATTAAACATTATATCTAATTATACCCTAAAAAGTGTTTAAACCAGCAGTTCTGCGGCTTTTATGTCTTCTCCAACATATCTTTTCTTGGATATATAGTCTTTTACAATTTCGTGTCCGTGTTGTCTACCACACAAAATTATTGTCCATCTGGGTTCAAATTTATTGTTTACGCATGTTTCACACATTAGTAAATTGATTGCAAGCAAGCTAGATCTCTTTAGGTTTAAATTTGCTTTGCTTTTATTGCAGCAATAACATAGTACTTTCTCCATTAATTTTCCTCCGTATTATTAATTCCAATTTCATTTGAAATAATGAAATCGCTTGTATCAAAAAGCTCAACAACCTCTTCAAAGCCATCGTTGTATCTTATAGAAGACATAAATGCCCCCTGTGATACTATTACCCCATATCTTTGTTCAGGGATAATATAAACAATAGATGCAACATCACCCTGTTCTTCCACCTGGCTTCCCCTCCAACTCGACTCGTACCCCATATGATTCTAGGATCCTTTTAACCATTTCGATATAATCTATAACTCTCATTCTCATACTGCCATCGTACTGTGAAAAATTGTTTTCATATAATCTTATTGCTAAAAATTCAGGATACTTTACAATATCCATCTGTAAGTCGTGTGAAGGGCTTTTTAACTCTCTCACTTTTTTTGCCATTTCTTTTGTATAAAAAACTGGCTTGTTTGCTTCTCCAGTCCATTCGTTAATGCCATACTGGAAATGATTTTTATCTTTATCTATAAAGTTAGCCATGTAATCCCTTTATTTTTTTGTTTATATCTTTTGTTTTGTGTGCATTTTTTGATTTATCTGGTGTGCCAGAACTTAAATAAACTCCGCCCCAAACTCCGTAGTTATCTGACTCAACTCCATACTTATAACACATGGCTATTACAGGACAAGACATGCATGCCTGATCAATACTTTTGGCTATGTTAACATCTGTTTCGTATGAATCAAAAAATAGGTTGGTGTCCATGCCAAGACATAGTGCTAGGTCCTGCCATTGAAGTAGGTCTTTGTCTATTCCTAAACTATTTAAAATTTTTGACATATTGTGTTGGGAGCTTCCATAGCCCATCATTGTTAATTGCAATTTTTTCTGCAATTCCCCACTCATTTTTAAATAGACCGTTTTTATTTGTAAACCCAGAACTATTTTTTTTCCAGATTATTAAAGAGTAATTGTCCCAGAAAGATTTAACATTTTTAGAGTTAGATCTTTTTATAAAAACATCTACGCCTAGTTCGGTTAAGTTAAGCAATGAGCTTCCTGTCTAGTACCTATAGTCGGATTAAAACCGACACTCCACGGTTGGAGGCAAACTTTGGGTTTGCTGCGTTTCCCAATTCCGCTATATGGGCATAGTGCTTATTATTATTATACTTGCACAAAAATCTAATGTCAACCCTTTATTTACTTTTTATTTCAATTATTTTAGCAGATTTAATTTCATCATCTACGCCAAAAATATCACTGGCATAGTCTCTAGCATCACCTTCATCGAAGGCCTCAATTTCTGCCTCTATTTCTATTTTAACTCTATATGTATTCATTTACTATTTACCGCAGGTTGGACAAACCTTTGTTTTGGACTTAGCGGTATTTTTAGCCGCAGATGGTGCTGCACCTTCTGCCTTAAACTTTGGACGACCAAAGCCTACGATTGAAATCATTACACCCTTTTTGTTTTTCTTAAAAGCACGAAGTTTCTTGCAGGTTTCTCCGCCGTTTCTTTGGCTACCCTTTTTGCCGTCTCCCGTTGTATTTCCTTCAATACACCAAACAGTTCCATCACCATTGTCTTCAATAACAATTCCTACGTGAGAAATTCTATCAACACCGTCTGATGGGAAATCAAAATAAGCTATGTCTCCTGGTTCTGGATCTGCAATGTCTCCGTCAACCCATGAGCCTGCTTTTTTAAAAGCAGCCGCACCAGCTGGAGTGTAAACAGTATTTGGGATTTTAACTCCCGCCTCATTGCCACACCAATTTACAAATGAACCGCACCAAGGTTGGAAGTCTGCTTTAGTAAATTTTCCATACTTGGTTTCATTATCTTTAGGACCTTCAATATAACCAACTTCTGCCTTAGCAACTTCAATTAAACGTGCTGCTGTATTTTGCTCTGACATTATTTACTAACCTTTTTTGCCTTGTGTGGACCTAGGTCTGCTTTAACGGTACCGTCTTTTCTTAAACGAACAATTCTACCATCTTTAATTTGCATTGAATTAAATCCATGATCTTTAAAGTAAGAAGCTGATGATCTATTGGCCATTATTTATTCCAATCAGTATCTACTGGCTGCTCTGCTGGCATTGCTCCGTCTGGCTTTGCTGCTAAACGTGCAGCTGTTGCATCAATTTCTGCCTCAAGTGTCTTGTCTGCTGCAGTATTTTTAGCGTCCATCTCTTTATTTGCTAATTGTGCTGACATTACATCTTTAGCTCCAGATGATCCAATTAATAAACCAGCAAGTGTTCCTGTGATAAATGTTGCAACGCTTCCGAGAACATTAAAAAACATCTTATCGTTTTCTGATTGACCAGTGACTGGCTGTGTGACAAATATCAACGCATACATAATTCCTGTTGCAGTTATAAATAGAATTGATCCTAGAGTTATTCCTAAAATAAATTTAAGTCTTGCGTCTAAATCTTGTGGTGATAGTCTTTCTCTAGCCATTTGCTGGTTCCTTCATCTCTACTAAGTCTTCTGGACAAGCCCCGTTAGCTGTACAGATTGGTGGTTTGCACTCTGCTGATTCCCAATTTGTTGGATCTTGGCATGGATAACGATAATGACCGTCATAGCCGCAT